CCATCATACAGGGTAGACCAGAGGATGTAGGAGTCGTGCAAGTCGGTAAGACAGCAGACTTTGCTACAGCTGCAAACTTAGCAGCAACAATAGAGAAAAGAATACTCGAAGCTTTCTTGGTTATGAATGTCAGGAACGCAGAACGAGTCACAGCTGAAGAGGTACGCCTCACACAGCTAGAGCTAGAACAATCCCTCGGTGGACTGTTCAGCTTGTTAACGGTAGAGTTCTTAATACCCTACCTCAATAGAACTCTGTTAATACTACAGAGATCTAACCAGATACCCAGACTACCGAAAGATGTCGTTAGACCGAAGATTGTAGCTGGTATCAATAGTCTAGGTAGAGGCCAAGACAATGAAGCCTTGACTAGATTTATACAAACCATCGGTCAGGTCTTAGGGCCAGAAGCACTGATGAAGTTTGTAGACCCATCTGAAGCAATCAAACGTCTTGCAGCTGCACAAGGTATAGATGTACTTAATCTTGTACGTACACCAGAGCAGTTAGAACAGATGAAGCAGATGCAGCAAGCTCAAATGGCACAGCAGTCACTTGTTAATCAAACAGGTCAACTTGCAGGCACACCTCTGATGGATCCTGAGAAGAACCCAGAGTTAGCAGAGCAGGCATCAGCAGTAATACAAGGATTACAACAACAACAACCACCACCACAATAACATGGCAGAAACATTATCATATCAGCCAGAAACAACAACTGAGACTATAACCACTAGCCTAACACCAGAAGAACAAGAGAACCTTGCTGTTGGTGAGAAGCTACAACAGGATCAGGAGCAGTTACTGGCTGGTAAATATAAAGATGCAGCAGAGCTAGAGAAAGCTTATATCGAGCTGCAAAGTAAACTTGGTAAAGAGAATGAGGAGCCAGCAAAAGAAACAGCTAAACCAGAAGTAGATGAGTTTACTCCTTCTAATGCTTACTCAGATGATGGTAAAGTTAATTATGAGGCTGTTACAGAAACTTATGGCTCTGCTGTAACAGAAAAGCTACAGGCTGCTGGTATCGATCCTTGGAGCATTAGCTCTGAGTTTCGTAAGAACGGAGGTCAGTACTCAGATGACATGATACAAAAGTTAACTGGTGCAGGCTTTTCTGAGGCAGCTGTTAAATCTTATTTTGCTGGGCAATCAGTACAACAAGGTTACAGCCCACAGGCTGAAGATATAACTGATGTACAAATTAAGGACATCAAGGAGTCGGTAGGCGGTGAGCAGAGCTACGCTAATGTAGTCAACTGGGCTAAATCATCTTTAGCTGAATCCCAGACCCAAGCTTTCGATGAAGTTGTCAATTCTGGTAGTGTAGAAGCTATCAAACTTGCTGTCGCTGGACTCAAAGCACAGTACGATAACGCCAACGGAGTCGAAGGTAAAACATATACAGGTAAAGCACCTGTTGAAAGCGGTGACGTCTTCCGCAGTCAAGCTGAGTTAGTTAGAGCTATGAGTGATCCACTCTATGACTCTGACCCAGCTTACAGACAAGACGTAGTAGAAAAACTTGACAGATCTAATTTGGAGTTCTAATTATGCCCGGACATTACGGAAAAGCTATGCCAAAAGGCAAGAAAATGACAGCAGCCCAGAAGAAAGCTGAGGCTCTTAAAAAGCTAAAAATGCTTAAGAAGAAAAAAGGTAAAAAGTAATGGCTGACTATTACAAAGGATCACCTTACAAAGACGTAAGAAACTACAAAAATGGAAAGGGTAAGAAAAAGAAACCCGAATACAAACAACTATCCCTACCACTCAACCACGGAGTAAACGAAGTATGACACACCACAACCACGAAAATCAGAAATGGCATCCAGCAGAGGAGC